TGGCCGTGAACTGGTGCAAAAAGGTTATGCGTTGACTGTTGCGTCCGACGATGCTGAAGAGCAGCAAGAGCAGCAAGAGCAGCAAGAGCAGCAAGAGCAGCAAGAGCAGCCGAAAAAAAATAACAAACCCAAGCCTCAAGTTAAGTAAGGTGAAGCCATGCTGCTGACTCTGGATGAAATCAAAAGGCAGTGCCGCCTGGAGAATGACTTTAAGGAAGAAGACGAACTACTGGAACTGCTGGCGCTTGCAGCAGAAGCAAAGGCAACCACCTACCTCAACCGGAATCTTTATAAGACCAATGACGAAATTCCTGCTCTTGATGAGGATGGCATGGTCATAACTGAAGATATCCGCCTGGGGTTGCTGATGCTTGTCAGCCACTGGTACGAAAACCGCAGCTCTGTATCTGAAACTGAAAAATCAGAAACACCAATGGCTTTTGAATTTCTGCTGAAGTCACGCCGGCTTCCCGTTTCCGGGTTCTGATTATGAAACTACGTTCAACGCGTACAAGTGCCGTTTATATCCTTCCCGATCCCGGGGAACTTAACAGGCGAATAAAACTGCGTTTAAGGGAGGACATGCCGGGCGGCGATTATGGCAGCGAGCCTGTTTACCGGGTAAACAGAGACGCATGGGCAAAGATTGATCAAGTCGGCGCAACCACGTTACGTGAATCCGTGCAGGTGGACAATATCGTCACTCACAACATTACGATCAGATACCGCCGGGAGATAACTTCTGATTATGAAGTGGTGGATGATCTTGGCATCGTTTATCGCGTGAAACGTCAACGGGATTTGAATAATGAACGGCGCTTTTTGTTGCTTGAGTGCGAAGAGCTTGGCGTTTATTCGGACAGTGGAGGGGGAAATGACACAACCATTTTTACACGTTGATTTTCTTCAGACTAACGGACTCGAATTCAACAGGTCCCGGGTCCGCAGGGCGTTTGTACGTATAGGCCAGGTTCATATGCGGGATGCACGCAGACTGGTCATGAAGCGAGGACGGTCGGAGCCAGGTGATAACCCTCGTTACCGCTCGGGCCGGTTAGCGCGGTCAATTGGTTATATGGTGCCTAAAGCGTCCAGCAAGCGGCCGGGTTTTATGACGCGCATTGCGCCTAACCAAAAGAACGGCCAGGGAAACAGAATGATTGAAGGGGATTTCTACCCGGCCTTTCTGTTCTTTGGTGTTCGTAAAGGCGCTAAACGCGAGCGAAGCCACCGGCGTGGCGGCAGTGGGGGCAATGGCTGGCGTATTGCACCACGTAATAACTTTATGATTCAGGCGCTCAATAAGAACCGTGACTGGACCCGATATTATTTGTTGCGTGAGTTAAGACAATCAGTTCGCCCGGTAAGGCAAAGAACATGAAGCTAACCCCGATTATCGCCGCACTCCGTGCCCGGGTACCTTATTTCGCAAACAGGGTAGCCGGCGCGGCGCAGTTTAAAAACCTTCCTGAGGTAGGCAAACTGGCGCTGCCTGCGGCCTACGTTGTCCCGGGTGATGACTCCCCGGCGGAACAGAAAAGCCTGACGGATTACTGGCAGGATATACGAGAAAGCTTTTCAGTCATTGTCATGGTAAGCAATTCCCGTGACGAGCGCGGACAGTTTGCCTCATATGACGTCGTTCATGATGTTCGCCAGATGCTATTTAAAGCATTGCTTGGCTGGAATCCTGAGCCTGACGGCAATCCCATAATTTATGATGGTGGGACGTTACTGGATCTAAACCGCCATGAACTTATTTATCAGTTCGATTTTATCGTGACAAAAGAACTCAGCGAGGATGATACGCGGCAACAGGATGAGCTGAACGCTCTTGATGAATTCAAAACACTTTCAGTCGACGTCGATTTCATTAAGCACGGTAACGGGCCTGATGGAAATATCGAGCATCACACCGAAATAACCCTCAACCCCTGAGAGGATCCATGTTTGTAAAACCCAAAAAAGGGCGGTCAGTCCATGACCCCGCCCGCGGCGACCTGCTGCCCGCGTCCGGGCGAAACGTCGAAGAAGATCAGTACTGGTACCGTCGGGAACTGGACGGGGATATTGAAATTGTTCCGCCGGCAGAAGCGGCTGAACCGGTAAAACAGGTGGATAAAAAATGACGGTCTCAATGAATACCATCCCGTCCGATCTGCGCGTCCCGTTGTTCTATGCTGAGATGGACAACAGCGCGGCCAACACCGCGCAGACCAGTGCGCCGAGCCTGCTTATCGGGCATGCTAATACCGGTGCGCAAATCGTAACAAACCAGCTTGTGTTTATGCCATCGGCAGATTACGCCGTCCGCATGGCCGGAGCTGGCAGCCAGCTGGCTCGGATGGTGGACGCCTACCGCAAAACCGATCCGTTCGGTGAGTTGTGGGTCATTGCGGTACCGGAACCAGCCGCAGGCACTGCAGCAACGTTTACCCTGACGGTCACCGGATCCGCTCTGGCCGCAGGCGTTATCACTCTCTATATCGGTAATCGCCGTATTCAGGCAGCTGTAAGCTCGGGTGATACCGTGGCGGCGATCGCGACGTCAATCGCCAGCGCCATCACCGCCGACGGCCTTACGCCGTTTACCGCTGCTGCGGCGGCGGGCGTGGTTACATTAACCGCGCGCCACAAAGGCACCTGGGCCAACGATACGCCAATCACGCTGAATTATTACGGTTTCAGTGGTGGTGAGGTCCTGCCGTCAGGCGTGAATGTAGAGATCGCGACCGGATCCGCGGGCACCGGCGCGCCAGTGTTAACAGGCACCATTGCGGCAATGGGCGATGAATCATTCGACTATATCGGTCATCCGTTTAACGATACCGCGTCGATTAACGCCATCAGCCAGGAAATGAACGACACGAGCGGGCGCTGGAGCTGGCTACGCCAGATTTACGGGCACGTTTATACAGCGAAGATCGCAACCGTAAGCGACCTGATTACTGTCGGTGACATGTTCAACGATCCGCACTTAACCCTGGCGGGTTACGAAAAAGCCGTACAGTGCTGCGCCGATGAGCTGGCCGCGAGCCGTACTGCGCGCGCCGCCGTTTTCCTGCGTATCGATCCGGCCCGGCCAACCCAGACCGGCGAACTGGTCGGTATGCTTCCACCACCTAACGGCAAACGTTTCATCAAAACTGAGCAGCAATCTCTGTTAACGCACGGCATCGCCACGGCGTATACCGAGGGTGGCGTGCTGCGCATACAGCGTGATATCACCACGTACAAGAAAAACGCTTATGGCGTGGCGGATAACAGCTATCTGGACAGCGAAACGCTGCATACCTGCGCGTATGTGCTGCGCCGCCTGAAGACGGTCATCACAAGCAAGTATGGCCGCCATAAGCTCGCGAACGACGGCACCCGCTTCGGGCCCGGTCAGGCGATCGTGACACCGGCGGTGATTAAAGGCGAGCTGCTGGCAACCTACCGCCAGATGGAGCGTGAAGGCATTGTTGAAAACTACGACCTGTTCAAGAAATACCTGATCGTAGAGCGCGACGCGAATAACCCGACCCGTATCAACGTGCTATATCCGCCTGATTACGTCAATCAGCTGCGTGTGTTTGCGCTGCTCAACCAGTTCCGTCTCCAGTATCCGGAGGAAGCATAATGGCCAGAATTGCTGGTACCTGTTATTTCAAAATCGACGGTCAGCAGCTATCGCTGACCGGCGGGATTGAGGTGCCGATGAACACCGTCGTTAATGACGACATCATTGGTATGGAGGGGTCAGTAGACCGTAAAGAGACCCATCGCGCCCCTTACGTTAAAGGCACCTTCAAGGTGCCGAAGGATTTTCCGGTGAATAAAATCACCACCTCAGATCAGATGACCATCACAGCCGAGCTGGCGAATGGTCAGGTCTATGTACTGTCTTCCGCCTGGCTGCACGGCGAAGCGAACCACAACGCCGAAGAAGGCACGGTAGATGCAGAATTTCATGGTGAAGAAGGAGATTATCAGTAATGAAAGAAGTTAAATTGACCAAGGCGATTCGAGCACACAATGAAGATGTATTTGTGCTTGAACTGCGCGAGCCGACAGGTAAAGACGTACGCGAGTTGGGTTTCCCCTATGCAACTACTGGTGACGCAGGTGTAAAGCTTGATGCGGGGGTGATCGCGGCTTATGTTTCCCGTCTTGGTGGAATTCCAATTAGTTCTGTCGACGGCATGTCTCCCGTCGATTTAAATAGTATAAGTTGGGAAATTGCTGGTTTTTTCCTCGGGACATCAGTCCCAGAGAACTAATAGAAAATTATTTTGATATCGCAAAATACTGGAATATAAATCCACTCGAAATGCTTAATGAACCTTTTAACATTATTCAATGTCTTGCTGAACAAGCTAATCGCATAAACGGGAAATATAATGGCTAGTTTTGAGCTTAAAGCTTTAATTACAGGCGTTGATAGATTATCGCCTGCTCTTTCCTCAATGCAGAAAAAAATAAAAGGTTTTCAAAAAGGACTAAAATCGAGTGGACTTGCAGATTTTTCAGTAGGCGATCTTATTGGCGGCGGCGCATTCGCCGCCCCTTTTATTGCTGGGGCAAAAGCAGCTATAGATTTTGAATCACAAATGGCGGATGTGCGTAAGGTTGTTGATTTTGATACACCTAAGCAATTCGCAGAAATGGGTGAGGATATTTTAAAAATGTCCAGTCGCCTGCCTATGGCGGCTAACGATATTGCCAAGCTGGTTGCGGCAGGCGGACAAGCTGGAATAGCGAAAGAAGATTTAAAAACATTTGCAGAAGATGCTCTAAAAATGGGTATCGCATTCGATCAAACGGCTGATCAGTCTGGCGATATGATGGCAAAGTGGCGAACCTCATTCAAAATGACTCAGGCCCAAGTTGTAGCCCTGGCAGATAAAATTAACTACCTTTCTAACAATGGTGCGGCAAACGCACAACAAATCTCTGATATTGTTACCAGAATTGGTCCATTGGGCGAGGTGGCCGGTATCGCTTCCGGGCAAATAGCAGCTCTGGGTGCGACTATGGCCGGAGTTGGAGTCGAACAAGAGATTGCTGCAACCGGTATTAAAAACTTTATGCTTGCCATCACTGGAGGATCTAAACAACAACAAAAGGCTTTTGCATACTTAGGTTTTTCATCAAAACAATTAGCTTCAGATATGCAAAGGGATGCGCAGGGAACAATCATTAAAGTTCTTGAAAGTATCTCGAAACTTGATAAGGCCCGACAACCTAAGGCTTTAGATGCACTTTTTGGGAAAGAGTCAATCGCGGCAATTGCACCATTACTGAAAAACCTTGATCTTCTAAAAAAGAATTTCAATATGGTCGGCGATGCTTCGCAATATACTGATTCGATGCAAAAGGAATACGAATCCCGTGCTGCCACAACCGCAAACCAGCTTCAGTTATTATCAAATCAGGCTACCCGAACAGGTATAACCTTAGGCAATGCATTATTGCCGCAGATTAACTCCAGTGCAAAAGGTCTGATGCCACTTATTGAAAACACCAGTAACTTTATTGCAAAAAACCCTTTACTTGTCCGCGCATTGCTTGGGGCTGGTGCTGGATTTGCTGCATTGAGACTGGGAGCGCTTGGGGCTAGCCTCGCGATGAGAGTCATGTCTACTGTAGCTAGCGCATCCCCCATAGGCTTAATTGTACGAGGTATTGCCCTGGCGGCTGGTATGATTATTGCTAACTGGGATGTAATTGGACCTTTTTTCAAAAAAATGTGGGATACAATTGGCCCATATTTTGAGACTGGATGGTCAATCATGAAAAAAGTTTTCGAATGGACTGCTATTGGTCAGGTTATCAAAAACTGGGGACCGATCGTAAAGTGGTTCGAGGATATGTGGGCCAAACTGAAACCGATCATTGAATGGTTCACTGATGGTTCATCCGAAACTATAAACGCCATGAACGCAGCGCAATGGGGGGCTGGCGGATATGGTGCATATGGAGCTGGAGTACCCAGTACCGGCTACAACCCTTATCAAATTAAACAAGTTCATCAAAAACCGGAAGGCGAAATTACTGTACACTTTAAGGATGCACCACCCGGTATGCGCGTATCAGAAAGCAGATCTTTAGGTATCGATGTTAATCATGACGTTGGTTACACCAGAATAGGCCGAACGGGCATGGGGGGTTGATCTTCGCTGTGTAAAGGTTACTGTTAAGCAGCCTTATTGACTTATAAAGAGATACTAAATGAAAAGACCGATTTTCTTTTTTGCATTACTACTGGCGATACCAGCGATATCGTATGGCAAGAATAATGTTGCTTCAGAGTTTATTCAACAGGTGCACGCCGCTGCTGAAAAAGATGCTGCATTAAATACTTCTCTTGATGTCGAATGTCCTGCAAAATCAGCAAGCGGAAGAGTTTTGCTCTCGAAAGTATCTTACGATTATGGCAAGTCAATAGGTGCTTTTGTTTTTAAAAATTCAAACGCTACTCCAGCGAACCTAACTTTACTTGCAACTAAATTTGAAGGTGATGATTTTACTTCAGAAGTTGTGAATGGTTATGTTTTCCACTTCCAAATTCCAAATGGACAAATCTTTGTTGAAGTAAATAAAGATAACACGGCGGCTGTTGGTATCAATAAGAACGGAGATTCGGGAATATCTTGGATAAAATGTAATATAGTCAAACATGATTAGCTTTCACTTATTCAAATTAACCCGCCTAGAGCGGGTTTTTTTATATCTGGAGTTTATATGGCGTGGAAGGACAGATTACAGGACGCCTCATTCCGCGGTGTGCCTTTCAAAGTTGAAGATGAAGGGTCCCCTGTAGGCCGTCGAGTTGAAACCCATGAGTATCCCAATCGCGATAAGCCTTACACGGAAGATCTCGGAAAGGTAACCACTCGCCCGTCATTTTCAGCATATGTTGTCGGTGATGACTGTTACGACCAGCGCGATCGCCTAATCGAGGCGCTGAACAAACCCGGACCCGGTACGCTTATCCATCCTACATACGGAGAAATGAGCGTTTGTGTTGACGGGGAAATCCGCGTCAGCAGCACGAAAACTGAAGGAAGAATGGTTCGCTTTGACCTTAAGTTTGTCGAGGCGGGTGAGCTTTCATTTCCCACATCGGGTGCAGCGACTGCACAGATCCTGACTTCATCATGTTCGGCCCTGGATGAGTGCATCACCGACGGGTTCGAAGCGTTTGGCATGGATGGCATGCCAGATTTTATTCAGGGCGGCGTGGTTGAGCGGGCCAGCGGCATGCTGGGCTATGTTTCTGATGCTATGAAAATGGTGGACAGCTCGGTATCTGACGCCGCCAGGCTGTTGCAGGGCGATATCTCCGTTCTTCTTCCGCCGCCATCATCCGGTAAAGGGTTTGTCGATGCTCTTCAGAAAATGTGGCGTACCGGGAACAGGCTGTACGGCAACACTGGCGACATCATCAAGATGATCAAAACCCTTTCTGGCATCAGCGTGGGCAAGGACCTTGCGCCCCGCGGCGTATGGAAAACAGAAAGCCAGAGCACGAAGTGGCAGACAGAACAAGGCAATATCGTTGCCGGCGCGATACGCACCACAGCACTGCGTGAAGCGGTCTACGCAGTATCGACCTTACCCACACCAGCGTTTGCTTCCCCTGCAGGACTTACCGGGCAAAGCCCGACCGTGGTGGCGAACGTGTCACACCCGGCACTGAGCAATACCCCTGCAAATACACCTAAACCAGATACGCCTTCCTGGGATGAGCTCACGGAAGTACGTGACACGTTGAATGTGGCAATAGAGCGCGAGATGACCCGGACCAATGATGATCGTGTTTTCGTTGCGCTCCGTCGTCTGAAAGCGGATCTGAATGCAGATTTAACCCAGCGACTACGGCAGGCTGACAAAACAATATCTGTTTTTCCTGTTGGTACAGAGTCTGCACTGGTGATGGCAGCACGCGTTTATGACGACGCCAACCGGGCAGATGAAATTGTTCAGCGTAATCGTATAGCGCACCCGGGCTTTATCCCGCGGCGACCATTGAAGATCACCACGCGCCAGCTCGCCTGGCCTATTGCTCAGATGGAAACAGAAGAGAAAGCTCTTTCGGTGACAACCAACGACTGGTTGCGGTGGGCAATAGCGGTTGAAAAAGCCTGTTCCTTAGGATTTTAGGAGAAAACATGTCTCAGTTTAGTGAAGGTGATGCGGCGCTCACTCGCCTCACCGCAGCCACGGATGCCTTTGAAAAGGTGCTGACAGAGCCAGAGGGAAAGATGATCCCCATGCCTGTCGGTCAGCCGCAGCCGAGCCTGGCGGAGCGCCTTAAGTGTGCTCTTGATGCGGTTACGGTACAGCCAGCGCAGGCTGCTACCCAGGCAGCAGCGGCAGCGCAACAGGCTTCTCAGTCAGCTGCCGCCGCAGCACAGAGCGCCGCAGAGGCCGCCAGTTCAGCCGCTGCCACGGGTTATGTCGCGCCGCCGTTCCCGGATGTATGGGCACCACTCAGTGACGATTTAAAAATGATTTCCGGATATCCGGTAAACACTAAATTGCTGTCATTCACCAGAGCATCAACCGCGACGTATATCGACAAATCAGGCGTGTTGCAGACAGCGGCGATTAATGAAGCTCGATTTGAAAAACAAGGTTTATTGATTGAGGGGCCGGGAACTAATTATATTGCACCATCCAATAATGGCTGGGTCGGTTACAACCTTGCGGTTGTTGCAGGCAGTGGTATAGCTCCAGATGGAACTAACACGGCTATTAAGGTTAACATCACAGATGTAACATCAGCTCAAAAAGATGTCAGGCTACCTATAACAACTCTCGCTCCCTTCATTCCTGGTGCATATCACACTGCATCGGTATTCATGAAAGCAGGTGAGCGCTCGTTGGTTCAAATTGTATGGCCCGGTGGGGCTACAGGCCTCTCAGATGCATTTGCAAACTTCGATTTAACAAACGGGACAGTGAACAAAGGGGCTTGCTATAGTGCGTCTATTCAATCCTTAAGTAACGGTTGGTATCGCTGCACAGCTACCACGCTTATAGATGGTTCTATGACCACAACGGCAGCGTCCTTTTCAGGAGTTTGGGTTGCTGCAATTGACAGTTTAAATAATGGTCGACGCCCTTCTATTACTGGTGTGGCGGGTGAAGGTTTTTATGTCTGGGGGGGGCAGGCGGAAGCCAGTCCAATTCCAACCTCATACATCCCAACGACCACAGCGGCAGCAACCCGGGCCGCTGACGATTGCTCCGCGCAACGCTCAGGTAATGACAACTATTTTGGCCCGGTAACTATCGCGGCTGAGGTTCACTGTAACGGTCAGACTGCGACAGATGGCGCTACGTCAAGCCGCCGCGGGATTCTTGCGGCATATCCAACAACCAACGATAACATCATCCTTATGGTCGATAGCTCATCGTCTACTGCTGGTAAGTATGCCTTTGCGTACGGTAGTTCAACGTTTAATTACTCAGACAACCGGATTGATGACGGCCAGATTCATACAGTTTGTTCGCGGTCCACGACGTCCCAGAATCAGAGTTGCGTGGATGGAACTCTCCTGACCAGCCCAACATCTGTATCCCGGCCAACACCAGGAACAACTTCCTCAGTTAATCAACTCTTTTATATCGGACGCGGAGCCGGGGCCACGGCCTCCGGGTCACGCATGCTTAATGGTCATATACGCAACTTGCGTATCTGGCACAGGGCGTTATCTGACATCCAAATTAAGGGCATACGATGAAAGATATTTATCTGCGGTTCAGTAATAAAGAACAAATGCGGCAGCAATTAATTAATTCAGGATTTGAAGAAAGCGAGGGTGATTTATTTCACGCGGGTGTTTGTCTTGATGTTGTTGGCGTTATTTATTCTCAGGTTAATAGTGATGCTGAAAATCCTGAATATACTGCCGACGATGGATGGCATGTGAATATTCGTATTGTAGATAGCGGTATTACTCTGCCTGAATTAACTCCCTTTATTGTTGAACCTAAATCACCATCCCGCGTCTGGGCATAACTATGGACGACATCGTTACGCTCAGGGTTAATGGTCGGGAGTGGGGCGGGTGGACATCGGTAAGGATCGGCGCTGGCATTGAACGGCTGGCGCGCGACTTTAGCGTTGAACTCACCCGGCAATGGCCAGGCGAGAACGGTGACGGTTCTCTCCAGCTTAAAGTAAAAAATGGCGACAAAGTTGAAGTTCTCATTGGCAGTGACCTGGTGATTACCGGCTGGGTTGAAGCCACACCTGTGAGATATGACGCAACGTCGATCAGTGTCGGCCTCTCCGGGCGTAGTTAGACAGCCGATCTCATTGATTGCGCAGCTGACCCCACACAATTCAGCGGACAGTCACTCGTCCAGATAGCCGCCGCGCTGGCCAAACCATTCGGCATAGAAGTGGTAAACGCCGGGGCACCGTCAGGAGCTATTCCAGGCGTTCAGCCTGATCATGGCGAAACAGTGATCGAAGTTATCAATAAAATGCTCGGCCATCAGCAGGCTCTGGCTTATGACGATCCACGCGGGCGGCTTGTCATTGGCAGCATCGGTTCCAGCCGGGCGACAACAGCGCTGGTGCTGGGACAAAACATCCTGACATGCGATACAGAAAAGAGTATCCGGGAGCGTTTTTCCTCATATCAGGTGTCCGGCCAGCGCGCCGGGAACGATGATGATTTCGGTGCGGCCACAACCACAGCACTGAGGGCAAAAACAATTGATGCGTCTATTACCCGTTACCGGCCAATGGCTGTTCAGCAAACTGGCCAGGCAACTGGCGCCAGTTGTATAGCGCGTGCCGAATTTGAAGCGCGCCAGCGCGCAGCTCGTACGGATGAAACCACATACACGGTGTGGGGCTGGCGGCAGGGTGACGGAACGTTATGGCAACCAAATCAGAGAGTGATTGTTTTTGATCCTGTCTGCGGGTTCAACAATGCCGAGATGTTGATCTCGGAAGTTACGTTTTCAAAAGGCGTTAGCGGACTGGCCAGTAACGGGACGATAACAGAGCTAAGGGTGGGGCCGCCTGATGCTTATCTCCCTGAACCTGAAGATCCTGATAAGCGCCGGAAGAAAAAAACCAGTGATGAGGCACCTTTCTGATGCGTGGATACCAGACTCTTCAGCGGCAGGTGCTTAACCTCATTTGCCGTGCTGTCGTAAAAAGTGTGGATGCCGTAAAAAAATGCCAGGTAGTGGATCTTGAACTCATCGCTGGCGAACCGAAAAGCAGCATCGAGCATCTTGAACCATATGGTTTTACATCAAAAGCAAAACCCGGTTCGGAAGCACTGGTAATTTTTCCTGATGGCGATCGTTCTCATGGCGTGGTGGTGGTTGTTTCTGATCGTCGGTACCGCATGAAGGGACTTGATGATGGTGAGGTGGCTCTTTATGACGATCAGGGTCAGTCGGTCACACTCACCCGCGGCGGTATTGTTGTAAATGGAAATGGAAACCCAATCGTTTTCAAAAATGCTCCGAAGGCCAGGTTCGAGATGGATATTGAAGCGACGGGCAATATCAAAGACATGTGTGATTCAGCCGGCATTAACATGGCTGCAATGCGACTTTCCTATAACGGGCACCACCATAAAGAGAACGGTCAGGGCAGTCATACAGACACACCGAATTTACTGATGGGGGCGTAGAAATGGAACTCTGTCTTACGGTCAATGGCCGTCGTGTCAATGCGAATGCATCGCTGGACCGTCTTACCCGCGCTGTCGTTATCTCTCTCTTCACCTGGCGGAGAGCAGGTCCGGATGATGAGGCTGATGCACCAATGGGGTGGTGGGGGGATACATGGCCGATCCCCCAGAATGACAGATATGGATCCCGCCTCTGGTTGTTGCAGAGGAAGAAACTAACGAATCAGACAGCACTTGCGGCCAGATCCTATATTCGTGAAGCGTTGCAATGGATGGTCGATGATGGACTGGTCTCGCGTATCGACCTGCTTATTCAGCGAACCGGCATCAACGAACTGAATAACAGCGTAACACTCTGGCGCCACAACGAACCCACCACTATTTCTTTTGATGATTTATGGAGTGCGATCATAAATGGCTGACAGTGAATTTCAGCGCCCGACACTTGCCGAGAATATCAGCATGCTGCGCACCGATTTATTCGCGCGTCTTGATGTCAGCGACCCGCTGAGGCGTATGGATGAGGATGTCAGGGCAAAGGTTTATGCCGCTGCGCTTCATACCGTGTATGGCTATATCGATTACCTGGCAATGAATATGCTGCCGGATTTATGTGATGAAGAATGGCTGTACAGGCACGCCGCCATGAAGCGCTGCCCCAGGAAGATGCCAACCATGGCGACTGGGTTTATGCGCTGGGAGGGGGTGACGAACGGTTTAAAAGTGCAGGCCGGTGCGGTGATTCAGCGCGATGATCTGGTTCAGTATAC